AATCTCCATGCCGTATGCAATGTCTTGGTCTTTATCGCTACCTTGATAGCGCCTAACGATTCGGTCGTTGAGTTCGTTTAGGAACTCTCTCAGTTTTGGCAGGGGCTTCAAGACAAACTCGCTTGTATATCCCTGCGTGTCGTCATCGTCATCCTGCGCTCGGCGCTTGGCCTCGCGTTCGATGCGTTTGAATTCGTCTTCTTCGGTGTTCATTCTTGCCTCGCTTTCAGCATCGCGTCTGCCATTGCGTAGGCGTCACGGGCACACCCAGCCTCCATGCTCAATGGGTGCAAGTAGGAATAGGCCAACATGCCCTGCATCGCCTTCGCCGCAAAGTAATCGCGCAGGCGCATACCTGAGTCTTGGTAGTGGCACTCTTTGGATGGGTGCAAACCCGGAAACGCTGGGCCTCCTGTGTTCATTCCCATGCTCCTTCGTCAAATTTGTTTACATGCTCAAGCGCAAAGATCATTAGCTGCTTGATCACACCGGGTGTGATCTTCACATCTGATCCTTCTCCATCAACAAACCGAATCCAATCGCCGTAGACTTGCAGCTTACGTGCGTTGTCAATCTCTGCCCCGTCTGAGTTAATGTTCATATCAATGCCCAATACATAAGTCCAGCCACCGCGCCCAGAAAGACAGTCGTCATCAGGAACAGAATGACGATGGTCACCCAGTACATAAACTCATCTATCCCACCATAGTCGCCATCGTCATACATGGTATGTCTCCCTTGATTGTTTCACTCGGTCGTACGCACGTATCAGGTTGCGCTTGCGCTCGGGGTCACTGATGGGTAACTGTGTCTTTGCAAACAAGTTCGCATTGGCCTCGGCCTCCTCAAACGAATGAGGGAGCCACACGGACTCGGGCCTTCTTGCTCGTGACTCAATCGCTTGCTGCACCAGCATGTTGCTGACAAGTAACGTCATCTCCTTGGTGTCACTCATACCTGCTCCTTATGGTTACTGATGTGTTGCTCCAGCCTCTTGATGCGGGTGTCGTTGTAGCGCACCACAGACACGGCGTAGTCCACCGCTGTCTCTGCCTCCAGCTTGCACAACTGGGCAACCGCCAACTCCTTGGCAACCATCTCCAGTGGTGTAGGTCTACGAAAATAGTTCTTGATAAGTGCGATCACTCGTTTTCTCCTTCTGTTTGCTCGTCTAGTTTTAGTACGTAAATCTCTTTGTTCACCCTACACCCGACATCCGTGACAAACTGTTTCTCGTTCACCAGTTTGAGCAAGCCCAGCTTTCCACGGAACTCGACGGGGAGGGTAGTATCGTCGTAAAGTTGCACATTGTCATCTATTTTGACTAGGTACTTACCCTCGTCCACGACAATAAGTGCAGACTTTTTAGCCCCCATAGCGTCCTTAACTCCTTGTATAGTAGACAGTTCATCTGATGCGATCCGCAGCATCTCCAAGTTTTTTGCAACATTGCTATCATTCTTTATTGCGTACTCCAAGAACAAGGCGTACCCCGGACCTTTGATCACGTAGTCGATAGCTCTCTGTCTGATCTCATCTTGGTACTTGCGTGCCTCTCGTTCTTTGCCGTGATGCTCTTGACGAACAACAGTGTCGGCTGTATTTACTGCATCTGTTGCTACCTCTAGCACTGACCGAGGCTTGAATGTCTTCTTGGCCTTGGCTATAGCTTTCTCAAAGTTGTCGGTCCTGTATACGTTTTGGCGTGTAGTTATTCGGTGACTTTCAATTTCAATGACCGCCCCTGTGTTTGATTTGTACCCTTTCTCAATAGAGCCCAGCGTCTCCCAGTTGTGGCTTACTACGAACTTGTTTGCCACCATCGTTTTATGCTGGGTACGGGTAATGGCAATCATCTCCAGCGGAGAGTACTTGTCTTCCAAGCTAAAGTTTGTTACCTTGAACGACCACATCGGGTTTTTCAATGCCAGTTCCCATATGACTTTGGCGAGGATGGACGTTACCTTGTACGCACTGACAAGCTCTTTGGTCTCGGCTGCGTGTACGTTAGGTAAATCCATCGGGTTGTTTGTTGTGCTCATGTGTTTCTCCTTACCAATTAAACTTACCCAAGATCGAATCGACCTTGGACTTCAACTCGCTGCGTGAGTCAGCGTCCTCTTTGATGTTCTCCAAGTTAGCCCCTAACATTGTTAGCTCTACCTGTCGCCGTGCCTCTTCCAACAGCGGGTCGTTGGTCACGTTGAGCTTAGTCAGCAGTGCACACAACTCCAGCGGGTTGGTCAGCAGCGAGTCGTGGTATCGCTTCTTGTCTCCGTCGTTACCCTCCTTCAGCTTCTCGGATACACCTAGCAGCACTGAGTGCAGCTTGTCCCACGGCGCACGCATAGCTTCCTTCAGCCGCTCGTCGAACTTGTCGCGGAACTCTGCTCGCACATCATCCAAGTCCTCTGCTGGTATGTCCAAGCGAAAGTCGCCGGAGTCGGGCATGGGGTTGACTGATCGACGGAACCCGAACTTCTGCTTGACTTCTTCGATGTCAGGGTAGTCACCTGCCCTGTACAGTGCACCTAGGTTGGTAGGTGCTTCAGTAACCAGACGCGGGTACTGTGCAAAGAAGTTCTGGCACATAACGTCGAACGTCTTCTCAAACCCATTCATGGCCTGCTTGTACTCCATGAACAACTTGGTCGGCAACATTCGCTCACCCTTGTCTGCCCACGGCAACGTGTGCAGGTTGTGGTACAGCCGAGCCCGAGCCGCAAACTTCTCGATGTCCTTACGCAAGCCCGTACCTGCAAACAGGTTCTTCTTGGTCTGCGATGCGTCACGCACTGCCCCTGCGTTTGTATTGGTTAGCTCTGTTGTCTCCCGGTCGATCTTCGACGCAGGCCACACACTGATGTTCAGTTCTACAAGAACCGCTGATGCACTAATACTCATTTCATTACTCCTTCAGTTTCAATTGATTACACAAACTCAACACGTTCTCTTTCACGTACGCCCACGTGCGGTACGTACTCCTTTCGCCGCTGCTCACGCTATTGAACTCCCCAGTGACCTTCAACATGGTCAATGCCAACCCCGGTGAATAATCTCCACCATGACCAGCATCGAACCCGAACACATGCAACTGCCGCTCATCGTCTACCTCTGAGTACGTCAGCCCACCATGAACCTCAATGTCATTCATGTCGTTGTACCCAAGCTCACAGCAGCGGTGCCCTTTGGGTATGCCTACGTACCCACACAGATGGCCTAGCGTAGGGTGCCGCCAGATCGTGCACGTGTACCCTGTGCCCTCATCAACCCACTCCTCAGCCTGCTGGGGCTCTTGCTCCCAAGGGCGTTCAGCTACCAGCAGTTTGATCTGCAGTTCTGGGTTTAACATCAACTCTTCTCCGGTTTACCCGCCAGCTTCGCCATGCGGTAGATGTCGTCGCTGATGAGCTTCATCGCCACCTCGTCGGGGTTAGGCCACACGTGGTACGTGTAGCTGTTATCGCCATCGGCCCCACGGTTGTATTTCTTCTCGTACTTCTCCGCACGCTGCATGATCTCAGCTACCACCAAGGCATCCTTGACCGACAGCACTATGCTGTTGTATCCAAGCTCCATAACCATCATGTCGTTCTCCTTAGTCTTTGATATGAATCGTCTTGCCGTTCGGTGCCACCACATCGTTACCTCCTACGATGGCCCACATAACAGGGGCAGTCCAGTCGTTGCCCCAGTCGCCACCCACGTACCCATCAGTCAGCACGATCACGCACTGAGGCACGATCTGCTCCTTCTTCAGATAGTCCGACACGCAGCTTGGGCTAGTACCCCCACCACCCTTTGGCTTGGTAGAGCTAACAATGTTAGGCACCTCGGACTCCGTGTACGTCTCATGCGCAGCCACCTTGCTGTCCCAATAGATCAAGTCCACAAGCTCGGGGTTGACCTCCTCGGCGATACCCTTGACCTCGGACAGGAACTCGGACAACTCAGCCTGCCCGATAGAGCCTGAGGTATCTATAGCTACCACCAGATGCCCCACCTTCTCACCGATCATCGAGGGCATGTAAACACCTGTGGATAGGAACCTACGGTTAACCCTGCGCCAGCTACTCGCGTCCTTGCTGTGACACATGGACTTCACGTAGTCACGCAGTACCTCGCGCCAGTTGACCTTGGGCGTAAGCAACTCCTGCAACTCACGGTCTAGTCCACCCGCACCCTCGCCCACCTGCTTGTTGTGCGCCATCAACCCCTGCCGTATGGCTTGGTCAATGTCCCGCACCAACTCACGCTTCTCCTCGTCGGTCATGTCGTTAGCACCGTCCCAATCGTGCTCGTCGATACCACCACTACCCCCACCACCGGGGCCATCACAGGGGCCATCACCGTTTCTGCCACCGCCTCCCTTTTTCTCCTCCTTGAGTATGTCGAACACCTGCTTGCTGTGCATACCCTTGAACCTCGTATCGCACATGCCCATCTGCTTGCCCTTGAGTGGACCGTCTGTGTACACAGGCATGGTGATCACCGTCCCGCTGGGGTCCAACTCTTTGAGCATCAGGTTGATCACGTGGTCACAGGCAATGTTGGCTAGCTGGTGATCCTCGTCGTGCAGCTTGCGCCATGTGGTCAGGTGCCGATACATCTTGTGCCCTGCCTCGTGGGCGATCACAAAGCACAACTCAGGGTCACGCAGCTTGGTCACGAACTCGCGCCCGTAAATCTCATCCCGTCCGTTAGTACGGGCAGTCGGCGTCTTGTCGTCCACGCTCGTCTTGCCGATCATCATCACACCTTGCAACAGGGCAAAGTTCTTGTTGCGCATCAAGGCAATCTTTGCCTTCTGCAATTTCCGTTCTGCTTCCATGTTTTGTCTCCTATGAATACATGTTCAAACTTCGCTCGGCTTTAGCGTTACCAATCAGCAACCTGAGCATTCCAGTCGCCTCGCTTATGTCTTCGTACGTAGCTATTTCAATGCGGTTGAAGTTCATGCGGTTGCTGCCCTCCCACCGGACAATGGCTATTCGGTACTCAACCCCGTCCTGCATAGCAAACATCTTGCGCTCCATGTGTACCGAGTACGCAGGGGCGCAGTATTTCAACTCTTTGGCTAGGTACTCCACCTCCTCGTACCCATCGGGCCAATCCTTGATTTTTGCGTACGCCATTAGGTCACAGCAAATCTTGGTTCTTCGCAACCCACGCTGCGAACGCCTTGCAACTGAACGCAATGGACTGCTTGGCCGGGGACTTGGCGATGTTGACTGCGAACACTGCTTGCCACTCTTTCTCGAACCGTTCGAGGTACTGCATGAACGGTGTCATGGTCTCCTTGGTCACACGGGAGATAGCACCAAACACCACGATGGCACATGCACCGGGGCTAGTAGGCACAGGCGCTGTGTCGGGCTTAGTCACCGTAGCCTCCCACGTTGGTAGCTGGTCGGCAAACTCAATGTATGCCTGCATATCCCTAGCACCGGACTCACCGATAGCCCCAGTAAGCGCAGCGATCACCGCATCGGGGTCGTTTTGTTTTCTAGTCCTAACAATGTTAGATGCAGTCTCCAATGACCGGGGAGACACGAAGGCGTTTTGATTCCTCTTGGGGTTGTAGATGTACGGGTTGTCGTTCTGCCCCCCGTCCGTGTACGATGCCAGCACCTGCGGGAACCGACTCACCCATGCAATCACCTCGGCCTCGATGCCCTTGTTGATAGCCCACTCAACCCACTGCTCGGCATCGGGCTTGCTGATGGTCACGGGCACCAAGCGGTTACGGCTATGTGCCTTGAGGTTGTCACCTACGCCGTCGGTAGTCAAGTTACCCGTCAGGAACACAATGAACAAGTCCTTGTTGAGACTGATATCACCCAGCCGTGGATTGGCTTTCTCCAGCATAGGATGCAGCATGTTCTTTACTGGCTCGGCACCCTTGGTGAACTCGTCGAGCAT